GATACAAACCATGTTCTGCTTGGTTTGAAAGTATGGTTAAGAAATTAAAGTTTGATAGACGTAAAGTTGCTCAAGAGTTAGAATGTGACTTTTTAGGTTCGGGTGATAATGTATTCGAATCTGAATTGATGCAAGAAATCTCTAAAAATAGTTTACGTGACCCACAAGCCAAGTTAATGGGAGGTTCACTATGGATATTTAAAGAGCCTGTAAACGGACATAAGTACGTAATGGGTGTCGATGTATCAAGAGGTGACTCCGAAGACTTCTCAAGTATTGAAATTATTGATTTTGACACAAGAGAACAAGTATTGGAATATGTTGCCAAGGTTCCACCAGATGTATTAGCAGAAATTGCTTATAAATGGGGGACAATGTATAATGCTTACTGTGTAATTGATATCACGGGAGGTATGGGCATTTCTACCGCAAGAAAATTACAAGAATTAAGTTATCAAGGTGGATTATACGTTGATAATGTTGATACAAGTAATAAGTGGAAATGGGACCCAAAAATTAACGATAAGATACCAGGTATTAACTTTAACTCAAAAAGGGTTCAGATTATTGCTGCATTTGAAGAAAATGTTAGACACGGATTTAAAGTATATTCGAGCAGATTATATAATGAGATGAATACCTTCATTTACATTAATGGAAGACCAGACCACCAAAAAGGACACCATGATGACTGTATCATGGGAGTTTCTATGGCATTATATGTCGCTGAAAAATCATTCCAATCTTTAGAAAAGGTTACTAACCACACTAAAGCAATGATTAACTCATGGGCAACCAATGTTAATGAGAACAAAAACTCTTCCGAATTCTTTAATCCAATGGTTCCACAGATGGGTAGAGGTAATGGTATGGGTAATCATGGTGAAGCAACTAAAGCTGATTACCAAAAATACGGATGGCTATTTGGTGGCTGATAAGTATTTATATTATCAAAGTAATTAGTAAGATTGTAATATGAGCGAACAAAATCTAACGGTATGGCAGAGGTTATCCCAAACATTCGGGCCAAATTCATTATTGAAACAAGATTATCCGACGTTTAAGTTCGATAAAAAGGAACTCCTACGTACCACAAACCGTGATGATTATGAAAGGGAGAAACTCCAAGCTCAACAAACATTTTATTTAACAAATCAATGGGCTAAAGTTGAAAACAACTTATATTCCCAAGCAATTTATTATGAACCATCAAGATTGTCTGCCCAATATGACTACGAGTCAATGGAGTATACACCTGAGATTTCTGCGGCATTAGATATCTATTCTGAAGAATCTACAACAACAAATGAAGATGGTTTTATTTTACAAATCTATTCTGAATCAAAAAGAATTAAATCTGTATTGGCAGATTTATTTAACAATGCCCTTGATATTAACACTAACTTACCGATGTGGACAAGAAACACTTGTAAGTATGGTGATAACTTTGTTTACCTTAAATTAGACCCTGAAAAAGGGATTGTCGGTTGTCAACAATTACCAACAATTGAAATTGAACGTCATGAGGTTGGTGTAACTGCCAAAATCACTATTGATATTACACAAGAAAAAGATGAGAACAAAAAGGCTCTTCACTTTACTTGGAAAAATAGAAACATGGAATTCCAATCATGGGAGATTGCTCACTTCAGATTATTAGGTGATGACAGAAAACTTCCTTATGGTACATCTATGTTGGAAAAGGCGAGACGTATTTGGAAACAGTTATTGTTATCAGAAGATGCAATGTTAATTTATCGTACATCAAGAGCACCTGAAAGAAGAATGTTTAAAGTATTCGTGGGTAACATGAATGACGATGACGTTGAAGCATACGTAAACCGTGTTGCCAACAAGTTCAAAAGAGAACAAGTTGTGGATTCAAAAACAGGAAACGTAGATATGAGATTCAACCAAATGGCTGTTGACCAAGATTATTTTATCCCTGTTCGTGACCCTGCGGCACCAGACCCAATAACAACATTACCTGGAGCAACAAACTTATCAGAGATTGCCGATATTGAATATATTCAAAAGAAATTATTAACCGCACTTCGTGTTCCTAAAGCGTTTTTAGGATTTGAAGAAGTTGTTGGTGATGGTAAAAACTTATCATTACAAGATATTCGTTTTGCTCGTACAATCAACAGAATTCAAAAAAGCATGATTGCCGAGTTAAACAAAATTGCAATCGTTCACTTATTCTTATTAGGATTTGAAGACGAATTACAAAACTTTACGTTAGGTCTTACTAACCCTTCTACCCAAGCAGATTTATTAAAAATCGACGTATGGAAAGAAAAAGTATTATTGTATAAAGATTTGGTTGCTGACCCTGGAAACGGTATTCAACCTACATCATCTACATGGGCTAAGAAACACATCTTTGGTTGGTCTGATGAAGAAATCAGATTGGATTTACAACAACAAAGAATTGAAAGAGCGGTTGGTGAAGAACTTAAAGCAACTCCTACAGTTATTACCAAAACAGGTTTATTTGATAATATTGACAAGTTATACGGAAGTACTACAGGTGGTACTGCAACTGCAGCGGCAACCACAGGAGATGAAGATATGGGGGCAGTTCCTTCATTTGGTGGCGGAGGATTTGAAACCGCACCTGCAGGGGGTGAAGAAGCTCCACCAGCGGCGGAAGAAACTCCACCAGCAGGAGGTGAGGTTACACCTGAATCCAAAAAAGAAAGAATGAATATTCTTTTAGAAAGTGGATTTGCAAAACAAAACAGATTTTTTAATTTAGACCAAGGTCAAGATTCTTTAGGAGAAATTTCAAAAGAATTAGATAAGTTGTTAAACTCGTAATATTTATATTGAAAACAGACAAAATGACTTTCGGACAAATTAAATCCATAATTGAAAACAATTTATTAGAATCCTACAAAAATGAGCAGGAGTTTAAAAAATCGTTAAAAGAGTTCAAACACAATGTTTTGAGCAATAAGAATATGTCAAAATTATATTCTTTATACGACCAATTAACAACACCTCAAGGATTAACTGAAAATGACGCCAAAGACTTTCTTGATGAAGGTGTTAGTTTAATTCAAAAACTATTACCGTCAATTAAAACTCCAAAAACTGTAACTGAAAACGTTGAGAACAAATATTCTGACGTTGATGTTCTTGTATACACAAACAAGTTAGATTTAATGGAGAGATTAAAATCTAAGAAAAATTTAATTCAAACATTAACGTTAGACAAAAAATCAACCATAAAGGAAACAATCAACATTCCTTTAAAATCTATGATTTCTATTGCTAATCACACTTTGAATAACTATATTGATAATCTTGACGAAACCGCAAAAAAAGAATTCATTCAATTAATGTCTGAAGATACTTCATTACTTAAAGAAAAATTTGAAACTTTAAGAGAGAGTACAATAACTAAATTGAACACTCTTTTAGAAAACGAAAACGAGTTTGAAATTAAGACAAAATTGTCAGAAACAATCGATAGATTGAAAGTCGAAAAATTTGACCAGCTTAATTTCCTTAAGTTAAAAGGCTTAGAAGAATCAATCTAATTTAGATTTCATCTTTTGAACGTAAGACGCTTTCAACTTTTGTTGTCTTCTTTCCACCGATTTTTTAACAAATTCTTTCTTACCAAACAACATCTGATTTTGTTTAGTTTTAATTACTTTTGACTTTAATGTCTTTAGGGCTTTTTCTATCCCATCTTTTTTTACATCTACTTTTAACATATAATACAAATATCTTAATTTTTCTGAAAGTTTTTGACAATCCCTATAAAATTTGTTATTTTTTAACAAACAAATAAACATTGACAACATGAAACTTAATGAAAAAAGGAAAAAGTGTAAAGTTAAATCTCTACAACCCAATTAAATCTGTATACGGAACGGTAGATTCAAAAAATTTGAAATCGTTATACATAAACATACAATCATGGGTAACCCCAAAATTTGAACACGACAATTGGAATCGAATTGTCTGTAATTTAAGTAGAGATATCAAACATTCAGTCTATAACTCCATAAACCACGAATTATTCAAAGAACAGAGTATAGTTGATTTAGACCTAAGAACAAGTGGAATTTCACACGGAAAAAAATCCTTTTTAAATTTAGAGGTTAATTTATATACCAACAATGAAATGGATTTTAAATCTCAAGAAATTAAAAATTCAGTTAAAACAATTATCAAAAGTATAGTAAAAGAGAATGTAATCCAAAACAAATACTTCGATTTTTCACCATCAAAAAACGATTAACCTTAAAAAGATACTTATATCGTATATTTATCTTAAAACGAATTCATGAAACAATTAAGAATTTTAGAAGCAAGTGAAGTAGGTCATGGAATATTGGTTGAAACCGATGCAGGTTGGATATCACCAAAAGATGTTCGTAACGCCGAGATGTTAAGAGAAGCAAAAGAATTAGATTATAGAAATCCTTTTGAATTTTATGCGGTATTACAGAAATACGATACACCAAATAGAAATGGAAGATTTTATCCTGAGAGAATATTAAAGAGAGAAGCTGAGAACTATAAAAAGGCAATTGCTAAAGGTTTGTCTACTTCAGAACTTAATCACCCTGAATCATCTTTAATTGACTTGGATAGAGTATCCCATATTATCACAGACATATGGTGGGATAAAAATATCTTGATGGGTAAACTTAAATTGTTAACATCACCAGGATTTCATGAAAGAGGTATTGTTTCTACTAAAGGAGACCAAGCGGCTAACTTAATGAGACAAGGTGTTACTATGGGAGTTTCTTCAAGAGGGGTAGGTTCTTTGAAAAAAGTTGGTGAAAGAAATGAAGTACAGGATGATTTCGAATTAATCTGTTTTGACTTGGTATCATCTCCATCTACACCAGGAGCTTACTTATTTGGTAATCCTAATGATAGAGACAAGTATGAAGAAAACTTGGAAGAAGAAAAAAAATACAAATCACCTGAAAATTCGGAATTTCAATCTAAAGGAGTTGACTTAATGAGAAAATTAACCGATTATTTGGGAAAATAATAAATTATGGACGAAAAATATTTTGTAGCAAAAATTCAGTACGATTTACCTGACGAGAATACT